AGGCGTCGTCCAGATCGGTTCAACAGCCTTTAACGACTTAAGAGATCCTTTTTTGATTGTCTCAGGGCCGTAGAACAGCGGCAACATTTGCCGTTTGTCATTCTCTTGGCCTTTGATCCCTATATGCAGATTGCCCCGGCCGAAGAAACCGTCCATCCGCTCGCAGTCGCGGAAGACTGCACGAACGTTGAATTCAACGAACGCTTGCTCTAGTTCTTTTTGCTGATCGGGTTTCGCTCCAGTGAAGACAAGCCATTCACGAGTCATCTCATTCGCGGTCGTCTCGGTAGCTGCGCGGTATTCGCTGCGTTGAGCGAGTTCTGCCAGAAACGTATAGCCGGGAAAGCCAAGGCCGCAAAAGCCAGAACTGCTATTCATCCAGCCCATCAATGGAGCGCAAGAATCGAGCGCGAATTTCGCGCCTTTCGGCACTACCCCAGGGGGCAGCGAAGGAACTTTGAACTCACGGCGTTGCTCGGGCGCGAGGTCGCCGGCAAAGGCCAGCAACATCGCCTCGGTAATTTTCATCGGTTTGGGCTTTGAATCGCTCATGGGGTCCTATTATGAAGGATGACGCCACGCTTCAACGGCGCGGCGCGGGTCTTGGCTGCCAAGCGTAGGCCCATTGGACGCGCCCAGCGATGCCAACAGCTTATCACTGATATTGAGCGGAAGCACCCTGGGCGCGTAGTTATAGCTGATCGAGTCGAAATAGTTGGGGGATCTCGCGCCTTTAGGCGTCTTTTCGAGCTGGATCTTACCCGTTGCCGTCTCCTTCACCTGGGGCTGCGACAGCTCCGCCAGGACACGCGAAAGGTCAGGGAGAGCGGGATTGATCGAGATTATGTTCTCGACGTCGTACTCCTGTCCCTGGCTCGCCTTAAACGACTCCTGGAATCGCAGGCGCAGCATCCATCCGGCCTGCGCCGCGCGGTTCACGAACATGTCCTTAGCCTTGCGATTGGTGCCCGGGACTTTCCGCTCAGGGAACATCGGCGTGGCGCCGGCGACGAATTCAGACACGACCACGGTCGAGGACCCCTCCTCCGCCCGCCGTTCATTCATCACACGCGCGGCACCGCGCACACCGGATCCAACGCCGGTCGCGTCGTATACCAACTCTTGGTATCCATGCTGGTCGCATAAGCCGAATGCGCGCGTAGTGGTCCCGGTAGTGTCACTCCCCTGCCCCGTCCACGTACTCGCATTCTGCAATTCTTGCCCGTGTCGGCCCACCCACGCGCAACGGTCCTTACCGACATCGGATACATCGAGCGCGGAAGTGCGAGCGCCACTCGGCTCGATGCCTAGCTTCTGGAGCAAACCGACTGCGGCGGCAACCCATTGCGGAGGAATGAGCACGCCCTCGGCAGATGCGTAGAAGTTGGCGTCGATTTCCTGCGCGAAGATCACCGAGTCCATCTCGCCTTTCTTCTTGTCGTACCATGCTTGATCTTTGCGCGGGTCATCACGCCAATCAATGTCGAAGCGACGAATCGCATCGTTATTGGCTCGATAGAAGAATGCATTGATGCCGTGCGGCGTCGAGATGTCGATGCGGCAATTGGTAGTTGCAGCGAGCGATGCATCGATCAGCTCTGGATGCTCGAAGAACGCCGCTTCATCAACTATGACAACCGCTTTGCGCCCGCCACGCCCCGTGTTATCGCCGGCTTCTCCAGTCACGGTCGATTGGGTCTCAGGGAGCTGCATCCGCAAATACTGCGCATGTTTCTGGTCGTCAAACCCAGCACGGAACTCTTCGGGAAGATGCCGGAGAAATTCCTTCGCTTTGAACATAAGGGTATCTGGATCACCGGAACGATCCAATTTGACCTCGGTGGCGGATGCAATGCCGCCCGCGAAACGCTTTTCAAAAAGCCCCAGGCAGCAAAGCACGGCCATGCCGATCCAGCTCGCGCCGACGTCGCGACCTTTGACGACAACTCCCGGCACGCCATCTATCCAACATTGCAGGATCCAATCGACGAGCCTGCGCTGTTTAGGCCACAGCTTGAATGGTACGAGAGCTGGCTTCCCTTCCGCGAGCGCGCGGGTATCAATCGTGATGCCCCAATCATCGATGAAATCAGCGATGCGGCGCATCTTGCCGTAATAGTGCTTGAGCATCCCAATGCGGCGCGGATCTTTGCGCATCCACTTCATCATCCGCTCTCGTTCGCGCTCCTCGGCCGGGGCGGTCATGTATTCCAAAGCTTCGGCGAGTTCTGCTTTCGGCGTAGTGGCAAGCAGGTGTCGTCGATCGCTCTTGGATGCTGAGACCAACGCCAATCCGATCTGCGCGTATCGAGGCAATACCAACATCGCCTCGTGCGTAGCTATTGCAGCACGATCAAGCGCGGTCAGCTCGACGCGCGAATTAGGCTTGTCTTGCCGAATCAAATGCGCCGGCGGAGTCCAATTGATCGGCAGCGGCGTATTCATGCGCTACCCTTGTGGGGCATGACGTCAACTTTGAATACCGCGGGACAACTCGCACAGCGGCGTCCCGTACGCTTCAAATATCCCTCATAGCCGCATGCGACACCCTCGCCGCACTCCGCATCACATTTCACATTGTGGGCGTTGACGGCCAGCGCGTATCGCTGCAAAAAGGACGCGGCGCCAAGCATCAATGAATTCTCTTCTTTGAGTTTGCTGATCTCAGCATTCTGCGCCTCGATGATGTCGCGAGCGCTCGTGAGCGTGGCATTGACCATTTCTACGTTCATTTGCCGAGACTCTCGATGTACTTCTCCATCTCCAACGGGTCCTTGGTAAGCGTGCCCATGTCCGGGAGATTCTTGTTCACGTTGAGATTGAACGACCGTTCGATATGGAGTCCCTTCAGCTTGTGTAGCTCGACGCGCGCGGCCATCTGATCGTGGAGGAGAAGTTTTTTCACCGTTCCATCCGGATTGCATTCGATGCCTTTATATAAGCGTCGCGCTCCAGGCGATACTTTGTCCGTATCCTGTAGGAACACGAGGCGCACGCCCACACCGTGACATGCCGTGCATTCATCGTTCGGCTCCAGATGATGCTCGCTCATAGGCCAGCATCCGAGACATGCGCGGTGCTCGACACGAATCAACTCATTCGGGTCCGCATCGACTAACTCTTCCAATTCGAAGATCAACCGCGCGGCGCTCTTACCGCTGGGGATCAGGGAGATGGCTTCTTGGTGCTCGCGGAGTCGGGCAGTGACCTCGACGCGATTCAGCATGCGGCGCCCGAGCTTGGCCGCTTCTTTGACGACGCCAGGATAGGCAGCGCGGTAGGCCGCAGCTACGTCTCCCTCGATCGCGTAATGGGTGATGAACGCCTCTTCACGCATCGATAGCGTGGTGGGCGCGACTTTATAAGGCAGTTCGGCGAGATGGATTTCCATACTGCCTGTTTAGCATACCCGGTGTCCGGGCGCTATTGCTTTTCGCGTTGCTGCTGAGGCGCTTCGCTCTCACTTACCCCGTCCCGTGCGGCTTCGCGCTTGACGGAGTAGGAAATCGCAACGGCCTGTTCGACAGGTTTACCCGCTGCGACTTCCTTGCTGATATTTTCCTTCTGAGCTTCTTTCGACGTACTGTGAATGAGGGGCGGCATAGCTACTCCTGTGATTCAATCACGATATTCGTGACTTTGGTCTTGTGGAAGTCTTGGTTGGATGCGGTCGCGAGATCGATCTGGATGACTGCGCAATCGCCGAATACTCGGCGCTCGATGCCGTTGATCGTTTGCAATTGGAACGACTGCACGCCGAAGTTGACGATCGCATCGTCCGCACGATTCAGAACCGTAGTGAAATGATCCGTGGTGCTGCCGATACTCTCAAGCGGATTGCTCTGCTCGCTGAAGTACATGAAGTAACCATCGGCGCCGTGAACGCGGCGCCAATGAATCGTAACTTTTTTCATGATGCAAATCTCGTCTATGCGGAAGGGTTCAGATTAGGCGGAGACCACCGTCGCCATAAGCGCTGACGGGGGCGATGGGATTGCCGGGAGCGGAGGAGTCACCGTGACGTTGATTGCTACGAAATCGCTTTGACGACCGTGAATGTCCATTGCGGATACTCGATAAGAATAATTCCCCACCGCCGGATCCAGAATCTCGAAACTCGTTGCGTTGGCAGCAGCGGTGCCTAAGAACGCAAACGCAGATCCCTCGATCGATTGATAGACGCGGAAATTCGCGATCTCGCTCGCTGGCATCGCGGAGCCGTCGATATGCGTGGTCGGGGCAACCCAAGTGAGAACAATTTTCTGTGACATGCGAGAAGACTCCAATTAGTAAACGTACCAAGTCGTATCCGACGTGCGGTAAATGTAACTCAAGTGCCCGCCCGCTGCAATGGTGGCCGGCGCATTCTTAATTGATTGCCCAGAATTGGCTGAGAGCGTCAACGTTGTGATGATCTGCGTGCAGGAGATGTGGACGATCTGCCCGTTGTTGGGCTTAGCCGGCATCGTAATCGTGCCGCTGCTGAGCGTGCCGGACGGATTGAGCACCGCAGCGCCCGCGCCATCGGGAATCGTATAACTGAACGCTGTGGCCGGAGTTGTGTAGTCGAAACTCGTATCCGACTGCCACTTGCCGAATTGAACCGTACCGCTCGTGCCGCTTGAATCGGACGCTGCGGTAGGCACTAAGTTGATAGACGCGCCATTTTTCGCCGAACCATTCGAGACGCCGCCGGTGAGAGTGATGTCGCCGCCATTGCCGCTGGTAGGCGCTGTACCTGCCGTAAGCGCGATAGGCCCGCCGTTGCCGCTGGTAGCGCCACCAGAACCGCCGGCCAGGTTTATACCGCCTGCGCTACCGGTCGCGCCCGCGGTGCCACCACTAACGTTGGCCGTACCGCCCGCTCCTGTGCCGACTCCATTGCCGCCTGTAAGATTAGAAGACCCGCCGCCGTTACCGGCACCGGTTGAAACACCATTGCTTGCAGTGACGTTTATCGACCCACCATTCCCGTTGGTCGGAACGCCCCCGAGAATATCAACTCCACCACCCTGTCCGCTCGACGCACCCGCAGCTCCACCTTTAAGGGTGAGTTTTCCCCCGTTACCCGAAGTATTGCCCGCCCCCGCCTTAACGAGAAACGCCACGCCCGCACCTGACGTCGAGCGATCGAATGCTTGTATGATGGGAGAAGTCGTAGCATCGCCGAGCACCATCGTATGCGTGCTGTCGGTCCAAGTGAACGCCGCAGACGCGCCGAATGCTGAGCTGTTGTTGTACTGAACTTGTGTGTC